AGTGAAACGACCTTCGTTCAATAAAGAATATTGGTTTTTCGACAAACAACTTCAACAGATATGTGTGCATAAAGAAAATGGTCAAATACAAATTGATGGTTTTGATGCATCAACATTTGTACATTGTGAAATGAACGATTGGCAAATAGTAAAGGAGAAGAAAAATGAAAGAAAGCAAATCTGTAACTAAAGAACAAGTCAAAGCTTTTAGTATGGCAGACATCTTAGCAATAATGCTTGGCAAAGACGATACAGTCGATTCTTTGAAAGACAAAGCAATGACAACAAAAGATGCTATTACTAAGTCTATGCAAGATTCGAAAGCTTTGAATGATGCTTATGGAAACTCACTTACTGCTACAGGAACTGAAGACAAAGTAAAGTCATTTACGAAATACGGATTTTCGAATGACACATTGAACTTTCCTTTGTGGTTAGCGTTGTATAACGATTCTTGGGTATTTAAGAAAGCAATTGATAAACCTGCTCAAGATATGGTAAGATGTGGAGTCACAATTCAAAACGAAAACGAGAACAAACAAAAAGTTATGGCTCAACTTAAGAAATCAAGATTTGACTTAATTCAACTTCTTACTTGGGGAAGACTGTTTGGTGGTTCTGTTGCAGTAATAATGTTCGACAATTTCAAAGACGCTGACTATAAGATGAAACTTAATGTTGATAAGATTAAGAAAAGTCAAACAATAAGAATGTATGTGACTGACAGATGGTATGGTGTTGCACCAAATAGTAAAACAGTAACTGATATGAATGACATTGACTTTGGCAAACCAGTTGGCTACAACATTACTTTTGCTGATGGCAAATCAATGTATGTTCATCATGATTACGTTTTACGATTCGAAAATAGAATTGCACCAAAGATTATCAAAAACGGTCAACTTCAAGGTTGGGGTTATGCAGAAGGTTCTCATATCTTAAACGAACTAAGCAGAGACGACCAATTGAAATCGGCTATCACATCACTCGTAAATAAGGCATTGATAGAAGTCATTAAGATGTCAGGTATGAGAGGCGTCTTTATGGGTGCAGATGCTCAAAACCAAGAACAATTGATGAAACGATTAGAAATGGTCAACTGGGCTAGAAACTTCAATAGTTTAACATTCCTTGATAAAGATGATGAATATCAAGAACACGGATTTAGTGGTTTGAGTGGCTTATCTGACTTATTAGAAAAGAACATGTGGTTAGTTGCTGCAGCAATGGATATGCCAAACATTCTATTCGGTCATCTTAACAATGGCTTAGGTGAAGACAATGAATCGTTAGAAAGATATGACGAAACAATTCAAAACTTAAATGAGTCTTACTATAGACCAGTTGTAGAAAAGTACATCTCAATTCTATTTAAGAAATACGACATTAATGAAAAGCCTGAGTTCGTATTCAATTCATTGTTGATGAAGAAACAAGATAAAGAAAGAATGCAAAGCATTAAAGAATATGCATCTGTTTTAAGCGGAATGCTTGGTGATGGAATTCTTACACCTAAACTTTATGCTAAGTCAATGCAAAAGTATATCTCTAAAGGAACTATTGATTTATGCTTAACTGATGATGAAGTAAAGAAAGTTGCAGAAAATGCAAAACTATCTATGGAGAATATCAACTTAGATGAAGACGATGATGAAGAAGTAGATATGTCATTCAAAAATATGAAACTAAAGAAATAAGGAGACATGTATATGCGTGAACCAAGAAAAGGACCGCAATCTAAGTACAAAGGACATTGCATGATAGCTTTTTATGACAAAACTGGTGAACACTATTTGTACAGTTTCGATAATGTAAGAGAAATACTTAAGTTTAGAGAAATGCCTATTACAAGAACAAATGTCAATATGATGAATGTTGAATTGTATAGAGCACTTAAAAGAGAAGGTCATATTACGGATATGCTTACAGGCAAAACAATGTCTGTTTGGATTATTGATGAAGATGACGATGAAGATGACGACTAATCAACAACATTGTTGTTAGTATATAGAATATAGAAATTAGGAGGAAACAAAATTATGAAAGACTATGTTCAAATTCAATCTGATGTCACAATCGAGGTTAATCCTGGTCTGCTGAATCAAAACATGACTAAGGAAGATTCTGATATTGCTGACAGACTTAAAATCAATCCAATTTGGCCAAAGTTCGGTATTTTGGTTAAGAAAGGACAACACATTTATCCTTCAGAAGTTGCTGATTGGCATTCTGTTAAGATGTTAGTTAAGAACAAACTTGCTACAATTGGTCAATATCTTGATAGTGCACCAAGTGAAGTAGTTGCAATGAAGAAAAAGCTAGAAAATGCTTACAAGCAATATGGCATAGCTAAACCTGAAGAAGAAAAAG